CCTATTTCCAAGCATTTGTATCAGCTTGTGTTAAATAAGGACTATCTTGGGGTAATCGATTACCCTTTCGATTACTCTATCTTCGATTCCGTTCACGATCTTACCAATGCACGTCAGATTCAGGGTTTCTACTCTAAAACTGATTTCTTGCCTCTTGGTTTAGATACTAAACGAGAAGCTTTGAAGAGTTTTTATGAGGCAGAGGAAAAGTGCCGTCAGACGAATATCCGTTTGAGTTTAAATGATCCGGGTAATCCGGACGTTGCAGCAGTATTGTATTGCATGCAGCGAAAAATTTCATTTATACTCGGGGATTGTCCTGATTTCGGCTCTTTAGACTTTTTCTTTGGTCCAGGTAGTGATACTGTCGCGAATGGCTTAGACATTAACCCTAGAGTTAAGTTGTCTAGCGAGTTAGAGTGTAGTATTAATCTCCTTCCTGTTGTTGGTAGCTTATTAGAAGAGTTACCAAGTATCTGTGAGGCCCAAAACACTAGCTTAAATGCTAGTGATCTGTATCATTTTATTTCTTTTGATACAGATTTGGCTCAGGATACGTGGCTACATTATTGTAACATTCTTAAGGCCGACGAGAGTTGGTCTTTTCCTGTTACGATTGCCCCAGCACGTGTGGCGATTGTGCCTAAGAACAGTAAAACAGGTCGCACAATTGTAGTAGAGCCTAACCTAAATAAATTGGCACAAAATGCCTTAGGTCGGACTATACGACAACGTCTCCTGCTTTCTGGTCTCGATTTAAGACGACAAAAGCCGAACCAAGATCTCGCTTGTGAGGGTAGTATCAATGGTAACGTTGTTACTCTTGACATTACTCAAGCAAGCGATTGTCTTGCTCGGCAGTGTGTTTGGAACCTGGTTAGGTATGATTGGGCTTGTTTGCTTGATCAATGCCGTTCCCCGGTTGTCCACTCACCTCTCGACGATTATAAAGCAACAAACGGTGATAAAATTCCTCACTATTTATTGCTTGAAAAGTTTTCGAGTATGGGTAATGGATTTACATTTGAGTTAGAGAGTTTAATTTTTTACTCCGCTGCTCTTTGTGTAACCGAACATCTTGGCCTTAAATCTGATAAGGTTCGCGTTTATGGGGATGATATTATTATCCCCAAGGGTGCTGAGTCTCTCATGATTGAAG